AGCTACAAAAATATTAAAACATTATGAGCAAAAAAGTTAGAGTTAACAAAGCAATCTTTGGTAGGAAAGTATTTAACAATAGAGTTGAACTTGAATACTATAGAAAATATAAACAAATAAATTTAGCAAAGGAGTTAGTAGTGGACATACATCAAGCAGTAGGTATAGCTGAAGGTTATATACCAAGTGAAAGTGCAGAGGAAGAATTAAGAGCATGGCAAATGTTAATTGATACTGGAGTTTGTTGGAAACTTCAAGGTTGGTTTGGAAGACAAGCACATTGGTTAATAGATAATAATATATGTAAGGCTAAGGTAATAAATTAATGCTTGACATTTTTTCAAATTAGTGTATAAGGATAATATGTTTTTTAAAAAATTAATAGTAAGATTGCGTATGTGGTATGCTGATATAAGAGGACATCATGGTAAACGATGGAACTATGAACCTTCAGAATGGTACATGGGTAGACATAACAAAAGGAGAAATAAGAATGGAAAATAAAGAAGTAAAAAAATATATAGTAATGAGTAAGTTTAAAAATCAAGATAGATTTATATTAGAAAAACAATTTCTTAATAGACATAGTGCTGATTACTATGCTGAGTTAATGACTAATGAAAAAGATTATGAAGACTTAGAATATTTTTTATTTGAGCAAAGTGTAGCTTATAATAATAAAGATACAATGGATGATGATGGTATTCCATTGTAGAAAGGAGATATGGGAAACAATTATAGAAGATTGGATAAAGAAATGTTAACACCAAGACAATTAAAACTTTTTAAATTCTTAATTGAATATAAAAAGAAACATGAAATTATGCCTAAGTTTGATGAGATGAAAGAACACATGAATGTTGCATCAAAGAATACTATATCTCATATGCTTGGGTACATAGAATGGAAAGGATATATTAAAAGGTATCCTGCACACGCAAGAGCAATAACAATTTTAAAGGAGGTAGCTTAATGGCTAAAAGAAAAACAACAAAGAAAAAAATAGATAAAGAAAAAGAAAGTAGTGATTGGTTTGATACTCATGTTGAAGTAATGGGTTTTGGTAGAGGTACTAGAAATAAAAAAGTTAAATCAATTATCAAAGAACAAGTAATGAAGTCATTATCAAAGGAGATATACTAATGGCTAAGAAAAAGAAAAAAGAATCACATGAAGATTGTGGACATGAAGTTGATAGTATAAATAATGTTTATATGTTTCACAATATTAAAACTAATGTACATTTATTTATTAATGCAATAGATTTAGAAGATGCAATGACACAGTTTGACTTATGTGATTTTGCATTTAGAAAAGAATGGAAGGTGTTCTTAGAAACTGGACATCAACCATCATAATATTAATACAACTTACAATAGAAAGGCAACACCTGACTCTCTTTAAACTACTGATATTATTACATAATATTTATTTTTTAAAGAGGTTGTTAAGACAAAAGTTATAATGTATAATAAATATACTGTCTTTAAAACAAAGACAAAATCTTTTTATCCAACATAACTTACAGACAGGACATTCAATATGAGTAACAAATTCTTTTTAAAAAAAACATGGGTCAATGTAGATGTATGCGTTGAAGACTATTATAATTCAGGTACTACATTAGAACAAGTTAAAGAGAAAATAAATTGGAGTCCATATTCAAATATAATTAGTAAAGAAGTGAAACATAGTAGACATACAGTAGAGGAGATTGATGAAGAAACATTTAAAAATAAAATCAAGAAATCCGATAGCGAAAAATCTACTAACAAGAAAGTTTCATTCGAAGATTGTAAAGCAGAATAAAAAGTCTTTGTTACAAAAGGTGTTTGATAAAATGAAATATGATATTGAACAATAACACAGCACACAATCTAAGTCAAGGCGAAGGTAGAGCAATCACATCTGAGGTACTATTATATCGAAGTGTTATTGTCAGAGCAATTATGGATGCATTGGATATTGATATTCATGCATGGGGTAATAAAAGAAAAGAAATAATACAAGAAGCTAAGGCTTGGTTTTCAAAAACAGACTCACATTTCTGTGAGATATGCGATTACGCAAATTTAGAACCTACATTTATAATTAGAAAGTTTAAACAATTACACAAAGCTAATGCAAAAAAACTATTTAAGAATAAAAACATTCATAAATTTTTAACTCATTATATTTGTAGCTTTCATCAACAGGAACAATATTAATGTCAACAGGAAAAAATACTAAGTTTGATTTAGACTTAGAGTATGGACAAATAAGAGAGAAAAGAGTAGCTGACTTACTTAAAGGAAGTAAGGTAGAAATTAAAACTGAAAGGAGTTGGTGGAGAAAGACAGGCAATATTGCTATTGAGTATGAGTATAGAAATAAACCATCTGGTATTGATAAGACAGAATCTAAATGGTGGTTTCATATACTAGAACTTAGTGGTAAAGAACATTGTATGCTAGTGTTCAGAGTATCAAGACTAAAGAAGATAGTTAAGAAATATAAAAAGACACACACTAAAAACATAGGAGATTATAGAGCATCTAAATGTGTAGTAATTCCAATAGTAGAATTATTTAATGAAGGATGTTACTCAATATAAACATGACTGAAAAAGCTTTACTAACAGAATATAAATCTACAATATCTGATTTAACAAAAGAGAAACAGGAATTAAATGAGATTATTATTCAAAAGGATAGCAAGATTAAAAAGATTCTAATACAATTAGAACAGGCTAATTCTGATATTCAATCTATGGGTTCTAAGATAGGTGAACTTCAGGAAAAGCTGAACAAGAAACAAACTATTAAATTAAACATCGATAAAAAGATAGAGGAAATGCTTGAAAAAAAAGATGAACCAAGTGTTGACAACGATGATTAAATTTGATATTAAAACAATAACAATTAACAATTATAACAAAGGAAATACATATGGCAATAATTGAAGGCACAGCTTACTGGGCTTCTCTGACACGACCAAACGAAAAGTTTGAACCTATGTGGAGAATTGATTTAGCAGTAGACGACAAGTCAGCTAATGAACTTAAAGAACAAGGTATAGCACTTGGTGAAACTACTGTAGATGAAAAGACTATTCCTAATATAGTAAGATTCAAAAGAAAAGTACAGAAAGCTAATGGTGATAAGAATACTCAACCACAATTAGTAGATGCTTCTAAGAATCCACTAGATAAAATAGTAGGTAATGGAAGTAAAGTTAAAGTAATGTACAAACCATACGAATGGAACTTCAAAGGTAAGAAGGGAATGGGTTTAGACTTACAAGCTGTACAAGTCATTGACTTAATCGAGTATACACCTAGAGAAGATTTTGATGTTGAAAATTCTTCAGGTGGTGTTGACATCAAGGATGATTTTTAGTACTATCCAACTGTTGAAATGAAATTTACTTTTCATTTTTTCTTACTCCGAGGGGGTGGCGAGAAATTGCCACTCCTTTTTTTTGGACTCAATTAAAATTAACTAAGGGCGACAATGGAAGAAATAAATAAAAAAGGTTTTGTAAAATACCACTTACCCTGTCCACTATGTTCAAGTAGTGACGCAGTATCTGTTAACGCAGACAACTCAGCTTATTGTTTTTCATGTCAAGAATTTATAAAGGAATACGATATGGAAATACAACCAACAATACCACAAACTAAAAACGAATATGAAGTAAAAGACTTCATGAAAGATTCTAACTATGCAGAAATTATAGATAGAAATATTTCTGAAGACACCTGTAAAAAGTTTGGTGTTACAGTTAAGATGGATAACATGGGTAATATCATTAGTCATTATTATCCTTATCATGATACTCAAGGTGCAAAGATTGCAACTAAGACTAGGTATACTAAGCTAAAAGAATTTAGTATACAAGGTAACACAAAAGATTCTGGCTTGTTTGGTCAACATCTTTTTTCTAAAAATAAATACTGTATTATAACTGAAGGAGAGTTGGATGCTCTATCATCTTATCAGATGATGTTAAAGGGTAACTATCATACACCAGTAGTAAGTATTAAGAATGGAATATCTTCAGCAGTAAAAGATATTAAAAATAGTTTAGAGTGGTTAGAAAATAATTTTGATAATGTTATTATAAATTTTGATAATGACCCACAAGGTAGAGAAGGTGCAATGAAAGTTGCAGAATTATTCTCTCCAGGAAAATGTAAAGTCATGCATTTACCTGAAGGATTAAAAGATGCTTCAGATTGTTTAAGTCAAAACAAAATACAAATATATAATAAAACATTTTGGGATGCTAAGAAGTTTGCACCTGATGGAATTATAAATGCTAGTACATTATTAGATGATGTACTTAAACCAGTAACAAAATCATTTGTTCAATATCCTTTTGAAGGATTAAATAAAATTACATATGGTCTAAGACCTTCAGAGTTAGTTACATTTACAGCAGGGTCTGGACTAGGTAAGACACAAGTAATGAGAGAAGTAGTACATCACATTATAAAATCAACTGAAGATAATATTGGTTTGTTAATGTTAGAAGAAACACCAGTCATAACTTCAAAAGGTTTGATGAGTGTTGAAGCTAATCAAAGATTACACTTACCAGATGTTCATGTAAGTAAAGAAGAAATGACAACTTACTTTAAAGCAACAGTAGGTACTGGTAGAGTATTTATGTTTGACCATTTTGGTTCTAACTCTATTGATAATATTGTTTCAAGAGTTAGGTTCTTAGCTAAAGGTCAAGACTGTAAATACATAGTGATTGACCATATAAGTATTATTGTATCCGACCAACAACATGGTGATGAGAGAAGAGCATTGGATGAAATTATGACTAGACTTAGAACACTTGTTCAAGAGACAGGGGTATCTATGATAGTTGTATCACACCTTAGACGACCTGAAGGTAAAGGTCATGAAGAGGGAGCAGCAACTTCACTATCACAATTAAGAGGTTCGGCTAGTATAGGTCAGCTAAGTGACATGGTTATTGGGCTTGAGAGAGACGCACAGAACGATGACCCTGATATTAGGAACACCACTAGGATAAGAGTATTAAAGAATAGATTCTCTGGTATTACAGGTCCTTGTTGTGATTTAAAATATGATATAGATACTGGTAGACTTAATGAGGTAAAGTCTGATGACTTTTAATAAAGTTGTATTTGATATAGAAACAACCATGACTGCTGATAAGATATGGTGTATTGTTTGTAAACATGGCGATACTTATTATCAGTTTAAAGAAGATAGGTTACATAGGTTTGCTGAATTAATAAAGCAAACTGAAGAAGTTATAGGTCATAATATAATTGGATTTGATATACCAGTAGTCAATACTATTTTTGGTTATGATGTATTTGCTAATTGTAAAATAACTGACACTTTAGTTTTATCTAGATTATTAAATCCTATGATAGAAGGTGGACACTCATTAAAAAATTGGGGTACTAAGTTAGGTCAAAACAAAATAAATTTTGAACAGTTTGATTTCTTCTCTGAAGATATGTTAACTTATTGTAGAAATGATGTTGAACTAACTGAAAGACTTTATAAATTTTTAATTAACAAAACAAAAGACTTTGGTATGTCAATTGAATTGGAACATAAGGTTGCACAAATAATTCAGAAACAACATGAAAGAGGATTTAAGATTAATGTTGTTGAAGCATATGAATTACAATCTAAGTTTCAAGAAGATATGAATAACTTAACTTCTAAAGTTAGAGAAACTTTTCCTCCATTAAAAATAGAAGAAGAGTTTATACCTAAGTCTAATAACAAAGCAAGAGGTTATGTGAAGGGTGTACCTTTCACTAAAGTTAAATACAAAGAATTTAATTTAGGTTCAAGGCAACAGATTGCTGAACGATTAGTTATGCTTGGATGGAAACCAAAAAAGAAAACTGATAAAGGACATATCATTGTTGATGAGAAAGTATTATCTGAGATACATAATATTCCTGAAGCTAAATTAATAAACAGATACTTAATGCTACAGAAAAGAATTGCTCAAGTAAATTCTTGGATAGAAGCTATTAAGGAAGATGGTAGAGTACATGGCAAGGTCATTACTAATGGCACTATAACAGGAAGAATGAGTCACCAGTCGCCCAACATGGCTCAGATTCCTGCTGTGTACTCTCCATATGGTAAAGAATGTAGGGCATTATGGACAGTAAACAAAGGTTATAAACTAGTAGGAGTGGATGCATCTGGTCTTGAGTTAAGGATGTTAGCACACTACATGAATGATAAGGATTATATATATGAAGTCGTTAATGGAGATATACACACAGCAAATCAAAATGCTGCTGGTTTGGAATCAAGAGATAAGGCGAAGACTTTTATCTACGCATTTATCTATGGAGCAGGTTCAAAAAAAATCGGAAGTAT